GTGACTGATTTGAAGCTTAGAGACTTATTGGTTGCCCCTGAGTCTGCCGATAGAAAATGGTTTCAGCGGCGGGGTAGGACCTTTGAGCGTGTGCTTAAGCAAATCTTGTCACGTGAGAACCTGGAACCTCGATCCAGTATGCGCCCCAGCGGTGAAGAAATTGATGGCTCGTTTGTAATGGGTGATCGTTTTTTTCTGCTAGAAGCCAAATGGCACGCAGATCCCATTCCGGCCTCTGCCCTGTACGCCTTCAAAGGCAAGGTGGACGGTAAGCTAATAGGTACGGTTGGCGCATTCTTTTCAATGTCTGGCTACAGTACCGAGGCAGTGGACGCCTTGCTCTATGGCAAGGAGCTAAACCTAATCCTCTTCAGCAAAGAAGATCTGCTGCTGGTCGAGGATGGCAAGATGACCATGCGCGAGGCCATCCGCGTAAAGCTGCGTTATGCAGCCGAGTATGGACAGCCTTTCTTTGCGCTGGACGCCCACCTGACTGAGCCAGGAAGGCTGGGACAGGAGGTTACAATTTTCAAGCCCCAGCAAGAGTGGGTAATCTTGGTTGAAAGCATGGACGATGCTCGTACTATCGAAGAGTTGCTTAGTCGTTTTGAGACGCCTTTCAAAATCGAGGTCGTCCCCGCAGGAGGTCAGCTCTCTGTAGCAACGCTGGCGCAGTACCTGAGAAGAGCAGGCAACAAAAACGTGGCAGCCATCATCACCCCCGTCTCAGACGTCAAACACCAAGAAGAACACATCAAGGAACTTAACGCCAGCGGCGCAGAGCTAGTCGTCTTGCGCGAGCCATTGGAAGATTGGCTTGGCAATTACGTTCCCGCCGACTACTACAACTCTGTCATGGGGCTGACCAATCGCAATGGAAAGATGGCGCGACGGTATGCGCGCAACACAGTACTAGATCAGCTACTTTCCCAAACGCCGTCTTTTTCTGCGCTCATTGACAAGTTAGAAGCTCACCCAACGAAGCGCGAGCAGTGAGTCCCCCTACTTTTTTGACGCCGCCAAGCTTCAATGGTGGTTTGCTAAGCCGCTACTAAACAGTCCGCCTTTGGCTGTTTCTTACCTACCGTTACCGACTGCTATGGATCGGGAGTTCGCATTCCCCGTTGCAGTAAGCGGGTGTGGGGGGGTAGTTATTTTGTCACCGGTATTTGATCGGCGATGAAGCGACGAAAGCCAATAACCACGCGGCGATCAGCATGGCGGGGGCGTCCAGCTTATCGTGCAGGAAAATGCGTAAAAACAGCTGCAGATTGATTGATCTTGCAGTGTTTTTGACACCGGATTGAATGGTTTGTGGTTCAGGATGGGTGGCCGGATAGCATTCATCATTGGCAGCCTGGTACATCACAGGTGCCGGTTGGAGGTAGCGCGGGCCAGTCGGTTTGGGCAAGTCGAGCGCATCATTTAATAGCCGCCTGAGGCGCTCGACATCCGTATCTCCGGCATGATGGGCTGAACCTCGCAGATGAACAGGCCGTTAGACTAGTGCCCACCTGTCCTTTTGGAAACTGTCGAAAAGTAGAGTCAGGCCACCAGTGCGTCCAGTGCCTGGGTCATGGTTTCACGACTGCCGCCCCTGGCAATGTAGTCATACAAAAAGGCCACCACCTGGCCTCGCTGGTCCGGGCGCAGCTTCAGGCCACGTTCTTGCAGGATGGACTCCAGCACCGATTCCACCATCTGCAACATGGCAACGTCCACGGCAGCGGGTGCCGCACCCTGCGTTGCTGACAACTGCCTGGCGGCGGCCACCAACGGCTCCACCTGATACTGCTCTGGCAGCCGATACACGCGGCGCTCCCCTCCCCGCCCGGTCACCGTCTCGCTATACCACTGCTCCCGATCGGCCCGCGCAATGATGGCCGGTTTGCTCGTCGGCAAACCGGGAATCCGCAAATCGGCAATCTCACTGGCTGATAACAAATCCTGCACCTAACACTTACCCCACTTAACCGTTAAGCACGGCCTGACAGTTGCCGCATCAGGCGCGCACAAAATTAGCCAACAAAGGCAGCGGTTTAGATGAATAGCGACGCAGCAGTCATAAAGTACAGAAACGACAAGTGTTAACAACTTAACACATTGACCGTTATTTTCTTAACACTTAACGTGTTCACACCTGATCACCGCAAAGGATTAAGGCATGAACACATCTGCTGCCGTCAAAAAAACCGCACCGGACTGGCACCGTGCGGACATCGTAGCGGCCCTGCACAAACAGGGCTGGTCCCTGCGCAAGTTATCGCGGGAAATCGGCCTGAGCGCCGGTGCGCTCAACAACGCCCTGGACCGGCCCTGGCCCAAGGCGGAACGCATCATCGCCGCCACCATCGGCCAGCCACCAGAAGTGATCTGGCCCAGCCGCTACGCAAAACGCCATTCTAAACCGGTTTTGCCTCCTCTTGTTTCCGCCATGGTACTGGCCGACCCCGCCAGCGCCCTGTCCTGAATGAATGGTAAGCACGCATCCGCCAGCGCGCCACCACCACGATTCCCGCACAGAGGAAACCCAAGGTGAGAAAACCCAACTGGAAACATCGCTACGCCAGCAATCTGGATGAAGCCATCGAACTGTGCGCCGACCACGCCGCCGACAAGCTGCGCCGTCCGGCCAAAGTCATGGCAGACCTGATGGGCGTGGAACTCAAGACCTACTACCGCTGGCTGGCCGAATCCTCCATGCCGCTTAACCGCCTGCGTCAGTTTGAAGCCTTCACCGGTGCCAGCTACATCAGCGACTACCTGTGCCTGGCCCATGGTGACAAGGTCGTCATCCGCATTGCCAGCGGTAAAAAGGCCGACCACACCGACCTGGCCGATCTGCACGCAAGCTTTGCCGACGCCATGTCCCTGCTGGTGCGCTTTTACCAGCACGGCGAATCGCTGGACGAAACCGTGGACGCCCTCACCGGCATCCTGTCCCGGCTGGCCTACCAGCGCGAAAACATCAGCAAGAGCAGCGAACCGGAACTGGCCCTGTTCGGGAGCGAAACATGACGTCCCGGCAGTACAGCGCCACCGAGCTGCTGGCCCTCAAACTGCCGGTACTGCCCGGCAGCAAGGTCGCCCTGCTCGCCCGTGCCGACAAGGAACACTGGCCCTATCAGGAAAGCCGTGGCCGCGGCGGCAAGCGCAGGCTCTACACCCCGCCGGCCTATGTGATGGACGCCATGCGCCAGGCACAGGCGGGCAGCCTGATCAACAGCGAACCCGCGCCGCCCCCGGCACCCCTGCCTGCCGCAGCGCAAAACACGGCCCAAACCCTCTGCGCCGATGCCCGTCTTGGCGTGCTGCAGGTCCTGCAATCGCTGATGCAGCGCACCGGTTACCCGATGAAAAAAGCCGCCGCCCTGCTGCTGGACATGGCCAGGCTTGGTACGGCCAGCGAACAGCTGCAAGCCATGCTGAAACTGGCGCGTGACGAGCGTGGCCGGCCCAGTGCAGACGGCTTGCCCAGCGTGCGCAGCCTGCTGCGGCTGGCCGAATACCAGCAACAAGGCCGGTTGGCACCTGTTCAGCGCCAGCCGCAGCTGACCGTGCCACCGTGGGCCGCCAGCTTCATGCGCCACTATCAGCGCCCGGAAAAACCCACGCTGGAACACGCCTACCGCCAGTTTGCCGCGCAATGGAAGGCGGAACAGGGCCAGGCTGATCTGCCCAGCGTGTGGCAGGTACGGCGCTTTGTCAGCAAGGTGGGCGAAATCAGCCGCCACAGCGGACGCATGGGCGAGCGCGAGCTCAAAACCCTCAAGCCCTTCATCCGTCGCAGCTTTGCCGACCTGCAACCGGGCGACATCTACAGTGCCGACGGCCACACCTTCGACGCCGAAGTGCAGCACCCGCTGCACGGCCGCCCCTTCCGCCCGGAAATCACCACTCTGGTGGATATCGCCACTCGCAAGGCCGTGGGCTGGTCGGTGGGGCTGGCCGAAAGCGCGCTGGTGGTGCTGGACGCGCTGCGCGATGCCTGCCTCAAACACGGCATCCCGGCGGTGTTTTATGTCGACAACGGCAGCGGCTACAAAAACCAGATGATGCTGGACACCGCCACCGGCTTCATGGCCCGGCTGGGTATCGAGATGATCAACAGCCTGCCCTACAACTCCCAGGCACGCGGGGTGATAGAACGGCTGCACCATACCATCTGGGTCAACGCCGCCAAAACCCTGCCCGGCTATGTCGGCCGGGACATGGACAAGCAGGCCAGGCACGCCAGCTTCAAGATCACCCGCCACGCCATCCGCCAGTCCGGCAAAAACGGCAGCGCTGCCGCCATGCCGCTGCTGGGCTGGGCCGACTTCGTGCAGTTTTGCGATCAGCAAGTGGCTGACTATAACGCCCGTCCGCACCGCAGCCTGCCGCGCATTGCCGACCCGGCAACCGGCCGCCGTCGCCACATGAGCCCGGACGAACAATGGGCCGCCCATGTTGCCCAGGGCTTTGTGCCGCACATCATCAGCGATGACGAAGCCCGCCCGTTGTTCCGCCCGCAACTGCTGCGCACCGTGCGCCGCTGCGAAATCGAGCTGCTGGGCAACCGCTACTTTGCCCGCGCACTGGAAGAACACCACGGCGAGCAGCTGCATGTCGGCTACGACATCCACGACCCCAGACGCGTGTGGGTGTACGACGCCGCCGGCCGCTACCTGTGCAGCGCCGAGCTGAACGGCAACCAGCGCGACTACCTGCCGCGCAGCCTGCTGCAACAAGCCCGCGACAAACGCGCCCAGGGCCGCGAACGCCGTCTGCAACATCAGCTGGCGGAAGTCCGTGCCGAACGGCAAGGCCAGCCCGCCCTCACCCTGCAGGCCGACGAAGTCCTGCCCGGCCTGCGCGGGGCGGACATCGCCGGGGCTTTCGAGCGCCTGCACACCAGCCCGGCCAGCCCGCTGACAGCCAGGGCAGACGGGTTTGCCGTCCCCGCCGACCCGCAGCAACGCCTGAACCTGCACCGCCAGCTCAGCACCAGCGACACCCCGCTCAGCCCGCAACAACAACGCTGGCTGGCCAGCTACGCCAAGAGCCACGAATACAAGGTATTGCACCAGAAAACCGCTTGAGGACCGCCATGACTCACCCACACAGCCATCGCATCGCCCCCATTGCCAACCTCGACCTGGTCGCGGTGGTAATGGAAAAACTGGTCAACCGCCAGGACAGCCTGCCCGGCCTGGCCGTCTACTACGGCCCCTCCGGATGGGGCAAGACCACCGCCACCGTAGCGGTGGCCAACCGCAGCCGCGCCTATTACGTGCAACTGCGCAGCGCCTGGAGCCGCAAGACCCTGCTGGAAAAAATCCTGTTTGAAATGGGCATCAAGCCCGCTGGCACCATCCCCGCCTTGCTCGACCAGATCTGCGAACAACTGGCCGCCAGCCGCCGCCCGCTGATTCTGGACGAGTTTGATTACTGCGCCGACAAGCACGGCATGATCGAACTGGTGCGTGACATCTACGAAGGCAGCCAGTCCAGCCTGCTGCTGGTGGGTGAGGAACAGCTGCCGCACAAGCTCAAGCGCTTCGAGCGCTTTCATGGCCGCGTGCTGTCCTGGCTGCCCGCCGCCGCCGTCAGCCTGGCCGACAGTCGCCAGTTGGCTGCCATCTACTGCCCGGACATCCCGCTGGCCGACGACCTGCTGCAACACCTGGTGGCCCTCAGCCACGGCAGCGTGCGCCGCGTGTCGGTCAACCTGGTCAATGTCTACGACACCGCCCTGGTGGAAGGCATGGACAGCGTGGACCTGGCCACCTGGGGCCAGCGCCCGCTGTACACCGGCGAAGCCCCGCGCCGCCATGGCAGCGCAGCATAAGGAGCCCGTCATGAAAACCCTGCTCCCGAACCGACTGCCCGCCCAGCTGGAACAACGCGGTGGCAAAAGCAAGCGCCAGCGCATCTGGGAAGCCATCCGCGCCCGGCAACAAGACCTCAGCGTTGCCGAACTGGCCAGCGCCAGCGGCGTGGACAACGCCACCACCATCAGCTACCTGCGCGCACTGGAAAAAGGCGGCTACCTGCACGCCCACAGCCCGGCCAGCAGCAACGGCACCGGCAAACGCTACCGGCTGATGCGTGACAACGGCGTGGAAGCCCCGCGCCTGAACAAAAGCGGCCAGCCGGTCAGCCAGGGCAACGGCAACGAAACCCTGTGGCGCACCATGCGCATCCTCGGCCAGTTCAGCAGCCGCGACCTGATCCAGCACGCCGCCAGCGCCGGCATCCACATTGCCGACGACAGCGCCAACACCTATCTGCGCACCCTGTACCGCGCCGGCTACCTGCAACTGCTGGAAGCCTCGCGCCCGCTGGGCGTGGGCAAGGGCAAAACCCTCAACCGCTATCGCCTGCTGCCCGGCAAATACACCGGCCCGCGCCCGCCCATGATCCAGCGCAGCAAATGCGTGTACGACCCCAACCTGGCCAGGGTGGTCTGGCAAGAGGACATCCGCCATGACGACGACTGACCCGCACTGGCTTGCCCTGCTACGCCGCGCCGCCGCAGCCAGCAGCATCGGCCAGTTGGCCAAGCGCATGGGCTACAGCCGCACCACCCTCAGCCTGGTGCTGGCTGGCAAATACCCCGGCGACACCCGCCACGTGGCGCGCAAGGCGCTGGCACTGCTGGACAGCTGCCACTGCCCCTGGCTGCAACAGGACATTCGCCAGGCGGACTGCCGCGCCATCGCCCTGGCCCAGGCCCCCACCCATCACCCCGGCAAGCTCGCCCACTGGCGTGCCTGCCAGCACTGCCCGCAACGCCCACAAGGAGAAGGAGAACGCCATGACGCCAACCATCCTGCCTGACCCCGCCGTGCCGCCGCATGTGCAGGACAACGCCAGCATGCTGCTGGCCGCGCTGCGCATCGCCCAGGCTGTGCGCCAGCTCACCGAACGCGGCCTGTCAGTAGTCAGCGCCAGCCTGCAACACACCGAGCGCCCCACCATCCGCATCCGTACCAGCCCGCGCTGCCAGCGGCTGATCGCCAGCGGGGACGCCGTCTATTACAGCTTTGGCCACGACACCTATTTCGGCCACTACCGCCAGGGCCAGTTCCAGCTGGAAGGCTGCCGCATCGTCTGGACCGAATTCGGCCACTAAACCCTCAGGAGACCACCATGCACGACACCCCCGTCAAGCAAGACTACCGCAGCCTGCGCCGCCAGACCGGGCTGAACCAGCAACAGTTCTGGAGCCGGGTTTTCGTTACCCAGTCCGGCGGCAGCCGCTACGAAAACGAGCGCAGCGTCCCCGCCCCGGTGGCCGAACTGGTGCGCCTGCACCACCAACTGGGCATCGACACCAGCAAGATCACCCCCGCCAATGCCGACCTGGTGCGTAGCCTGCTATCCGGCGACATCGACAGCGCCATGCTGGAAGCCACCACCCAGCGCTGCCGGCTGGTGATGGCCGCCCTGGGCAACGGGGCCAGCGAACTGCTCACCCTCAGCGGCCACATCACCCGTGTACTGGGTACCCACACGGAGGCCCGGCCATGAGCACCCCGCAAGGCTACAAACAGGACGCCCGTGGCCGGCTGGTGCCGCTGGAACACATCAAGCCGATCGACCAGGCACGGGACGAATTGGTTAACGACATCGTGACCCGCGCCCGCCAGCTCAACCGCAGCCTGGCAGACTTCAAAACCGCCGTGTTTGCCGACATCAACGCCTTTGTCGAACTGTCCGGCGAACGCTACGGCGCGAAGCTGGGTGGCTCCAAAGGCAATGTGACGCTGCTCAGCTTTGATGGCCGCTACAAGCTGCTGCGCGCCATTCAAGACACGCTGGCTTTCGACGAAGGCCTGCAAGCCGCCAAAAGCCTGATCGACGCATGCCTGCATGAATGGACGGAAGACGCCCGCAGCGAAATCCGCGCCATCGTCGGCGACGCCTTCAATGTGGACAAGGCCGGCAACATCAGCACCGGCCGCATCCTCGGCCTGCGCCGCCTCGACATCCAGGACGAGAAATGGCAACGCGCCATGCAGGCGCTGTCCGACTCGGTGCGGGTGCAATGCTCCAAAAGCTACATCCGCATTTATGAACGCATCGGCGACAGCGACCAGTACCAGGCGCTGCCGCTGGATATCGCCGCAGTTTGACCCACCCACCACCAAGGAGAAACCAATGAACAAGCAACAACTCATCACCGCCCTGTCCGACAAGGCCGGCCTCAGCAAGGCCGACGCCCTGCGCCTGGTCGACGCACTGGAACAGACCATCCGCGAGCAGGCGCAGCAAGGCAATGAAGTGGCCTTCGCCAGCATCGGCCGCTTCAAGGTACGCACCAGCGCCGCCCGTACCGGCCGCAACCCCAAAACCGGCGAAAGCCTGGCCATCCCGGCCCGGCGCAAGGTGGTGTTCCTGCCAGGCAAGGCCTTGAAGGACAGCCTCAACTAAAGCCCGGTATCGAGCCGATTGTTAACCCGGTCGGCTCCGTAACGGGTTTTAACGCTTGATGGGGGAACCGATGAAAGACACACGCCAGGCGCTGATCGCCAAACTGCACATCGCCCGCCAGCAACTGGCGATGGCCGATGCCGACTACCGCAGCCTGCTGGCGCGCATGGTACCCGGCTGCACCAGCAGTACCCAACTGGACCTGCTGCAGTTATTGCAGGTACTGGCAGAAATGCAGCGCCTGGGTTTTGTCCCCAAGCCCGGCCCACGCCATGGCAAACGGCCACAACCCATCGCAGGTCGCCAGGCACTGATGGGCAAGATCGAAGCGCTGCTGGCCGAAGCCCGCCGCCCCTGGCACTACGCCGACGCCATGGCCAGGCGCATGTTTCAGATAGACAAGGTGGATTGGCTGGACGCGCAGCAGCTGCACAAGCTGGTCGCCGCACTGATGATCGACGCACACCGCGCCGGGAGGAAAACGGAATGAAACTGGATCAGGTTCAACACTTGCTACCGGAAATGGCGCAACTCATCGCCAGCCTCATCGGCCTGCCTAGAGCGCTCAAGCTGATCGAAACCTGGGGCGGCACCACTTTCCCCATCAGCAAAAACCAGCGCCGTCAGGGACAAATCCGCTATGAAGCCCTGGCCGAGGTAGTGGGCGTGGACGCCGCCGACATCCTCACCCGCCACTTTGGCGGCGAGGTACTGGCCATCCCGCGCTGCGCCGCCGCCCTGCGCGCCATGCGCAACCAGCAGATCCGTGACAGCTTCGACAGCCTCACCCGCCACCACCCCGCCAGCCACGCCGTGCACCAGCTGGCGCGGCAGTACCAGATTACGGAGAGGCAGTTGTGGAGTATTTTGAAGAAGGACGAGCGGCCACAAGCCAGTGGGCAAGGAGATTTGTTTTAAGTCTGGAGCATATCTGACTAGTTCTGGCACGTTGTGTTGATGATATCCAAGCAAGACGATGAGAGAGGAATCTGTTGCACGACAATGATGATCATCACATCAGCCTCGCTGCGCTGGAACACTTGGTCTAACTAATAATTTCACATTCTACATATTTTGCAAATACAAATTTCAGCATATATTTTAACTTTCGTGCGCAATCCAATTTACGTGCCCTAGCTGGTCAGTTTGAATAGAACTATTTCCAATATGATGAATATCTGCCACATGATGGCCAACTGCGTCATGTATAGCGACATCACCACCGACACTATGCGCAACGAATTGGGTATTATCCATATTATCTGAAAGCGTGACTACGTTTTCATTATGATGAATAATCCCCTCGGTATTTCCCATAATATTTTTGATATAATCTACACCATTGACGTAATGATCAATAATCCCAATGTTATTCCCAATTTGATCATGAAGAAGGGTTCGACCGCAAAAACTATCCGCCGTCAATAAATGATTACCAAACTGATCCTTGAAAATAGCAGCATGATTTGCATCTTTAATTTCGAAGCTCATAAATGGCAAAAACGGATTGTTAAAAATAGACATAAAATTCTTTCAAAAGTATCTAAAATTTTTCAAGTCTGGAAAATTCTGCAACCGGATCAAAAAATCAACTATCTGCTCGCGAGTAAGCTGCGGATCAAGACTAGATGGAAAATTCATAAATGTAACAAGGCGAGAGAGTCGCTTTGCCATGGTTGCACTTATTTGTTTTCTAACCACCGAATTAGATTTTTCGTAAGCTTCCAAAATAATAGCAGATTGACCGAGTCTAATTGGATATATTTCCTGGAACATACGGTATGTTGCAGATGGCAACAAAGATGTAACAATGTAATCCCACTCTTGCGAGCTGCTATTATAGACATCAACTTTTGCCTCCACCTCCATCGAGGATTTCATTTCATTTCTAGAATAAAGAGAAGCACCCTGCTGTGCGACCCCTATCAATGCAAATGGATTTACGAAAGATGCTGCAGCGCTGACACCAAGAGGAAGAAATTTCTGCCAGTTATCTTCTTGAGACAGACTCTTTCTCATCGAGGTAAGTTTTGAAACACAGCCATCCAAGCGATACAGATTAGATAAAATCCCTGCCATTGCATTTAACGCGCGCTGGTATCCCATTTCGACATTTCTTGAATTTAGCAATCCAGACACACCAAACTGCGAAAGAAAGTCCAAATCACGAGAAACTATAAAAGCAGGAAAATAATTATTGTTAGCCTCCATCTCCCTAGCGAGTTGGGATACATTTTTTATCAACAATGATAAAAAAATATCTTTAGCATGCTCACTGGCTTGAGATTTAACGGATTCGTACGGACTGATTGACAATGCCTTAGACAGAGATAAATGAAATTCTGCTAACTTACCAAACAATGAATACGTAAAATACTTGCCTTCCAAACCAATCAACCTTGCAACACTATCATGGAAATTCGCCTCAACTTCAGACCCCATAGAAATTGCAACTGAAGCTGAGTATATTCCTTCAAGCATGGGCAATTGAGCAGATAAGGCATGGGAACCTAACCTGAGGACAAAATCATCACCCCTCCGCTCCAAGGCTGGAGGAGATGAGACTCCAAACACAGATGAGTCAATATCACCACCTTGAATTACCTTCAATTTACCTAGATTTTCTTCAATTCTAACAATTGATTTTTCATCCCAAATAGCCACGAATGGACCTGCATTGGCAGATTGATATGCAGCCGACTGAAGATATCTATTTTTTGCAATAGCACTATTGAATGCCTCACTAGTTGCTGTTATATGAAGAGTAGTATCTTCACTTGATATTAAAAAAGAATTATTTAGGCCATCAATTGCAGTCTTTTTATCAAGAAAATCAAAAACAACATTACTTAAATTATCAATATTTATATGCAGTTTTAGCGAACCAGAACCCAACTCTGCATCACAAACCCAAGGGCCAATTTTTTCACCAAGATGAAAACCAACAATAGAAACCTGACTAACAATGGCAGTCAGATCTACTTTATTATCAACACCACCTTCAACAGGTTCACATGAGTATGACTTAAAAAAATTTGCATATGAATTAGCAATTAAATTATCAGGGAAATTAATTGAAAATTCACTAACCGGAACGCCTCCAATTAATATCTTCCTAATAAATTGAACAGTATTATCATTTACAACTATCTTAAATGCATCAACAGGAAGTTCAATCCTCTCCATAAGAAGTGGATATATATACACCCTACCTTCCTCACAACTTAATCCAATGGGAATTACATTACTCTCAACCAAGTCCGCATGAATTCTTGCCAGCATCTCAACTGGAAGTGATTCAAGAATGTCAGGATTTTTTGCTGAGTCAAAAACATCAAAAAACATACCAGCCTCAATGGATTTCAAAACTGCAGGGTAGTATGTTAGCGGACAAGGTTCGTTTTTATAAATATTCAACAAGACATCAGAAAATTTAGAAATATCATCGCACGAAAATGCAACAAATCCATCTTCAAAAGAAACTTTAGACAAAATACTTTGCTGGACACCTGATGCATCACCAGACGCTCCCACAATAACTATAGGCCAAGCTTGAGTTGCGAATTCCTCTTTGCGAAGAATGTAATTTTTAGGCACCCCAAAGATACCTCCACTATCTTGATACGCAAAAAAACCGCCATCATTATCAGATATGAAGCATTGCTTTGAGCCTACAACGGAGAAAGAGTCTGACAGTATTTTGAAATCGACTTTCACATAACCTCACAAATATTCCAAGGCACCATCCAATAAAACTATGGAATTATGCATTAATTTTATGGTTAAACTTAATTTAACAGTTGAGATTTTTGCAAATCTCAATACGCAACACATGCTTCACAAATTAAAAATTATTACCTTACTGACATACCATGCAACATTGCTTCGGCCTTTTTATAGCTGCTCTAGCAGTCGTCTTTGCATAGGCTGCTAAATGTTATAGCCTCCATATACAGCATTTCGAAGAAACACCATAAATCTACTCGACCGAGTTCACCGATCGACTTTTTGCAATCAAAAATAAGCTGATGCCGACATTGTCATGCAACTAATTAACCATGCCTACAGCATAACAATATCAGAAACATAGAAGTATTGCGCTAGCTGCATTACATAATCTTCAGGGTTTATAACTGGACTTACGGTATACCTACATCACCATCCTTCTGTAGAGATGGACTGGGATCGGTATGCTCCATGTGAAAATCTCTCACAATAAACTTGTCCTGAGTAAGAGGCCGGTACCTGTTCTAAGCCAGGGGCAGCAGCCAACATCAACTAGACAACAAAAATTATACCATTTCAATGTCATATTCAACCTGATTGACTAGAAACCGTCAGCTCCCTCGCCTCGTTGACCTTTATCTCAAATAGATGATGCCTACGAAGCCCTCCTGTTGGTTTGTCAGCATGGCCTGACAGCCTCACCCCACTGAACCCCTTCACAGCGCCCCGCCCAGGGCGCTTTTCTATTCTGGTGGCCGTTACTGACTGTTAATGGACGCCAGCACCATGGCCAGCCGCCTTCTTTCCGACCTTCACCCCGACTTGCAGCCCCTGGCACATGCCTTTGTCCGCCAGTGCGCGGATGCCGGTGTGGACGTACTGATTTACTGCACCTGGCGTTCCGGGGCCGAGCAGGATGCTTTGTATGCACAGGGCCGCAGCAAGCCCGGCCCCAGGGTGACCAATGCCCGCGCCGGGCAGTCCGCCCACAACCACACCATCCAGGGCAAGGCCGCGGCCCGTGCCTTTGATGCCGTGCCGATGGTGGGCGGCAAGCCGCAATGGGATGCCCGTCACCCGCACTGGCAGGTGATGGGCCGCATTGGCGAGGCGCTGGGGCTGAACTGGTATGGCAACCCCAAGGCGAAGTTTCGTGAGTTTCCGCATTTTGAATTGGCCAGGGGGTGGCAGTAATGGGCTGGCTGGACCTGATCCGCAACCCGGCCAGCGGGCGGCTATCCACCAGCGACAGCACGCTGGTGGGCGCGTTTGTGGTCAGCTCGCTGGTGCTGCTGTGGATTACCGTACAGGGCAAGCTGGATGAGTGGCTGTATGTCGGTTATCTGGCGGCCTGGGTGGCGCAGAACCAGGCATCCAAGCGGGCGGCGATTGCCCGTGATGCCCTGCAGCAGGAGGAAGGCCGATGACGCTGCCCTTTGCCAACCGTCGCTGGGTGTGGCTGTTGGGCGCTGTCACCCTGGCGGCCGGACTGTTCAGCGCCGGTTACCGCTGGGCCGAGCGCAGCTATCTGGCCGATATCGCCCGACAGCAAGCCAGCTATTCCCAACAACAGCGCCAGCAGGCAGAAGCCCAGGCCGAGGCGCTGGTCAGCGCGCTGCGTGACAAACAACAGCTTGAAGAACAGGCCTACCGGGTGGGCGTGGCGCTGTTGCAAGCCCGCGCCGACCTGGCCCGCCAGCAGGCACAACTCAGCCGGAGGATTGCCCATGTCGTACAGCAGGATGGTGAGCGCTTTACTGGCCTTGGCCCTGACAGCCTGCGCCTCTACCGTGCCGCACTCGGTTACGCCAGTGACGATGCACATCTGCCCGCAGCCGACCCCGGAACTGCGGTTCAAGCCGATCAAACCACCACCGCCGCAGGCGGATTACCACCCTTAGCCTTGCTGTACCACGCGGCCGACTATGGCCAGTGGTGCCAGCAGTTGGAACAGCAACTGGATGCCTGGCAGGCGCTGTTTCCGCCAACCCAAGGAGAAGCCCATGCCGGACCATGAAGAACTGCAACGTGCGCTGGGCCGCATGGAAGGCAAGATGGACCTGATGCTGGCACGGCAGAACATTCACAACGAGCGCATCGACCGCATGGACGGCCGCCTGCGTGACGTGGAAATCCGCGCTTCCAAGAATGGCGCGGTCAGCGGGGCCATTGCCGCCATCGGCACCGCCATTGCGGCGGAAATGATCAAGCGTGGAATCCTGTAGTGGCACACGGGCAGGACACCCGCGACAGGCTGCGCCGCCTGTATGTGCTGGAGCGCATCAGCCTGGAAATTGCCGCCCTGCAATGCGGCATTTCCCAGTCCACCGCCAGCCGCTGGAAGCGCGAGGCACTGGACAAGGGCGACGACTGGGACAAGCTGCGCGCCGCCCACCTGCTGGCCGGGGATGGCATCGAAGCGGTGGCCCGCGCCGCGCTGGCCGGTTTCATGACCCAGTACCAGGCCACCATGGACGCGCTGAATGCCAACCCGGACATCCCGCCGGAAAAGAAGGTGCAGATTCTGGCCAGCCTGGCGGATTCATTTAATAAAACCGTGGCCGCCAGCAAGCGCGTGCTGCCGGAAACCAGCCAACTGGCCACCGCGATGGAGGTGGTGCAGAAGCTGGCCGGGTTTATCCGCGAGCGTTACCCCAAACACGCACAGGCCTTTGTCGAGGTGCTGGAGCCGTTTGGGGAGGAACTGGCGAGGGTGTATGGCTAGGAACGGGTCAAGTCAATCCACTTTTCGACCTGCTCAAAAAACTCTGCATATCGAAAGCAAATAGACGACATGTAAATCGAATAAGGCGTCGGCTCCAGATTACCCTCCCAAGGAACCAGATCTTGAACCTTAAAACCCGGGCACTCTGAACTTGTCTCAACAATAAGAGTTAACTTATCGATCAACTGCAACCACTGCAAAGTGCATTGCGGTGAGACGGAAACAGCCAAAGGGAGTGAATCCTTAAAATCACCCAAACGGCGCTCAACACGCTGACTCGCTGATTTTGTTTTAAAAAATAGTAGATCTTGACGCCTATAACCGGATGGCTTCTTTACATCCTCAATATTTGTCTTTATCCACTCTTTACTAACCAGATTAATGTCTGCCGTATGAATTTCAGCTTCATGCCTGAAGATACCAGGCTTCTCATATACATCCAGTACAGATGCGATCAGCGTATCAAGCACTAAAAGCGTATCTGCTTTAAGAGTTTCCTTCGGATAGAAGCTGACTAGGCAATAAAAAAAATATGCAGATACCAGACCGGAGAGCAGGCTTTCCAAAATGGTCTTCAGATTTGGAGCACATAAGAAGTTTCCAAACGCACTGCCTGAAAAAACAGATGGAACAGGAAGCTGTATTTCAATTGCCACCAAGAGGAATAGCAGAATGATGTTGAGTATCAACAGCCACCGTTCGGAGCGATATTTCCATAAGCCTGCAAAGTGTTTCATGAAGATGGCATCGTAAAATCATGTCCCGCAAGCTTACCAAAAAATCCTTCCTGCAGGACCTCGCCCAGCTGGCCGCCGCCTACCGCAGCCAGCTGGAGGCCGAATGCGAAGGCTTCGACCCGGACCCGGCCGCCAGTCAGGAGCGCCGGCTGCAGGCCATGGCCAGCTTCCGCTTTTTTGCCCTCACCTACTTTCCGCACTACACCCGGCGCGATCCAGCCCGGCTGCATGACTACCTGTTTACCCGCTTCCAGCAAATCATCGACAACCACACCGGCGACCACGACGCGGTAGCCGCGCCGCGTGGCCATGCCAAGTCCACGCTGATCACCCAGATCGGCACGCTGTGGTGTGTCATCACCGGGCGCAAGCACTACCCCATTCTGGTAATGGACGCGCTGGACCAGGCATTGCCGATGCTGGAAGCCATCAAGGCCGAGCTGGAATTCAACCCGCGCCTGCTGCGTGACTTTCCCGAAGCCTGCGGTCAGGGCCGGGTGTGGCAGGTGGGCACCATCCTGACGCGCAACGACGCCAAGATAGAAGTATTCGGCTCCGGCAAGCGCATCCGTGGTCGGCGGCACGGGCCATGGCGGCCGGATCTGGTGATCGACGACGATCTGGAAAACGACGACAATGTGCGCAGCCCGGAGCAGCGCGACAAGCTGCATGCCTGGCTCAACAAAAGCCTGCTGTCGCTGGGCGATGCCGACGACAGCCTGGACGTGTTCATCATCGGCACCATCCTGCATTACGACTCGGTGCTGGCGCGGCTGCTGGCCAACCCGCTGTGGCACGGGGCCAAGTTCCGGGCCGTGGAGCAATGGCCGGAACGCATGGACCTGTGGGACCACTGGACCGAGCTGCTGCTGGCGCAGGGGGTGGATGCCGCCCTCGCCTACTACCAGGCACACCAGCCGGAGATGGACGCCGGGGTGCAGATCTGCTGGCCGGGCGGCACCAGCTTTTACCGGCTGATGGTAAAACGCGCCCGCGATGGCAAGGCGGCATTCGACAGCGAACAGCAAAACGACCCGCTGTCCGGCGACGATGCCCCGTTTGCCCAGTGCATCCACTTCTGGGTCAACCGCCTGACCGAATGGCTGTTTTACGGGGCCTGCGACCCTTCGCTGGGCCGAGCCGGTGCCAGCCGTGACCCGTCCGCCATCCTGGTGGGCGGCTACAACCGCCACAACGGCGTGCTGGACGTGGTGGAAGCCAGCATCCGCAAGCGCCTGCCGGACCACATCATTGAAGACGTCATCGCCTTCCAGCAGCAATACCACTGCCTGCTGTGGCTGGTGGAGTCGGTCCAGTTCCAGGAATTCATGCGTACCGAGCTGGTCAAGCGCGCCGCTGCGCGTGGCATCCCGGTGCCGGCGCGTGGCGTCACGCCAATTGCCGACAAGCTGCTGCGCATCGAAACCCTGCAACCGCACATGGCCAATGGCCTGATCCGCCTGCATCCCTCGCAGCACACACTGATCGAGCAACTGCGCCACTTTCCCAAGGCCGACCACGACGACGGCCCGGATGCGCTGCAGATGCTGTGGGCCGCCGCCACCAGCGGCAGCAACGCCATAGCCTATACCCCGGTTCACCGCGAACAGGCCGCTGCCTTTGGCGGCGGTGCCTGGTAGGAGTCGCCATGCCCCGTCTGCTGGATCAATACGGCCAGCCCCTCCAGCGCGAAGTGCTGGCCGAACCACAAACCGCCCGCATTGGCTGGGTGACGCGGGAGTTTGCCGAGCATCCCTCACGCGGCCTTACCCCGGCACGGCTGCACCGCGTGCTGGAAGAGGCCGAACAGGGCGTGCTCAGCGCCCAGGCCGACCTGTTTACCGATATGGAAGAAAAGGACGGCCACATCTTTGCCGAGATGAGCAAGCGCAAGCGCGTGCTGCTGACGCTGGACTGGTCCATCGTGCCGCCTCCACAGGCCAGTGCCGCCGAGAAGACGCTGGCCGGCCGCCTGCAGGAATGGCTGGACAATATGCCCGACCTGGACGACGTGCTGCTGGACTGCCTGGACGGCATCGGCCACGGCTTTGCCGCGCTGGAAATCCACTGGCAGCAGCTGGGGCGGGAGTGGCTGCCGGAGAAGCTCAGCCATCGGCCCCAGCGCTGGTTCCAGACCTTGCCGGACAATGGCAACGCGCTGCGCCTGCGCGATGGCAGCACCGAAGGGGCCACGCTGTGGCCGTTTGGCTGGGTACTGCACCAGCACCGCGCCAAGTCCGGCTATCTCACCCGCGCCGGCCTGCACCGTATCCTGGCCTGGCCTTATCTGTTCAAGAACTACGCGGTGCGGGACCTGGCCGAGTTTCTGGAAATCTACGGCCTGCCACTGCGGGTGGGCAAATACCCCAGCGGGGCCACTGATGCCGAAAAAGCCACCCTGCTGCAGGCGGTGGCGGGCATTGGCCACAACGCGGCCGGCATCATCCCGGAAGGCATGCTGATCGAGTTTCAGGAAGCGGCCAAGGGCAGTCACGACCCCTTCCAGGCGATGATGGACTGGTGCGAGCGCACCCAGAGCAAGGCCATCCTGGGTGGCACCCTCACCAGCCAGGCCGACGGCAAGACCAGCACCAACGCGCTGGGGCAGATTCACAACGAAGTGCGCCACGACCTCACCGTCAGCGACGCCCGTCAGCTGGAAGGCACGCTCAGCCGCGATCTGCTCTATCCCTTAGCCGTACTCAACAGCGGCCAGATCGACCCGCGCCGCCTGCCGCGCCTGGTATTCGATACCCGTGCGGTGGAAGACATGGCCAGCTATGCCGACAGCCTGCCCAGGCTGGTGGGGCTGGGCCTGAAAGTGCCGGTCAGCTGGGTGCGCGACAAGCTGGCCATCCCGGCCCCGGCCGAGGGCGAAGAAGTGCTCAGCGCGCCACGGCCGGAGCTGGCCTTGCCACCGGCACTGCGGCCAGCGGCCAAACCCGACAAGGCCGCGCTGCACTACCGCGCCGTGCTGCGTAATAGCGACGGCGAACCGGTCTACCCGGACCAGCAGGCCATCGACGACATCGAGCTGCCGCAACTGGACAGCGCCGTGCAGCAGCTGCTGGCCCCGTTAATATCGCGCATCCAGTCCGGCGAGAATCCGGACCACCTGCTGGCCAGCCTGGCCACGGCCTGGCCGGAGCTGGACGACAGCCAGCTGCAACAGTTGCTGGCCCAGGCCATCTTTGTGGCCGATGTGTGGGGCCGCCTGCATGGCGACAGCTGACTTAAGCTTTGCCATTGGCCTGCCGCCAGAGCAGGCCATCCGCTACTTCGAGGCCAAGGGCTACACCATCGGCTTTGACTGGCAGGAGGTGTGGGGCGAAGCCCACGCCCGCGCCTTTACCGTGGCCGGTGTTACCCGGCTCGACATCCTGGCCGACATCAAGCAGGCACTTGCCGAAGTATTAAAAAATGGCCAAACCCTGGCCGACCTCCAGAACCACCTGCAACCACTACTGGAAGCCAAGGGCTGGTGGGGCAAGGGCCGCATCGTGGACCCGGACAGCGGCGAAATCATCGGCAAGCGGCTGAACCCGCGTCGGCTGGACACCATCTTCCGCACCAATCTGCAATCCGCCTATATGGCCGGGCGCTACCGGGCGCAGCTGGACAATGCCGAGGCACGGCCCTGGTGGGAGTATGTGGCGGTGATGGACAACCGCACCCGCCCCATGCACCGCCAGTTGCATGGCCGTGTGTTCCGTTTTGACGACCCGTTCTGGCGCAGCTTTTATCCGCCCAATGGCTGGCGCTGCCGCTGCCGGGTACGCACCCGCAGCAGTACAGACCTCACCCGCCTGGGCCTGCAGGCCGATGACAGCAACGGCCAGCTGGACACCGTTAACCAGCCCATCGACCGCCAGGGCAACACCCGCCCGGCCCCGGCCTGGACCAATCCGCTCACCGGCCAGCGCTTCATGGCCGATGCCGGTTTTGGCTGGAACCCCGGCCGCGCCGCCTGGCAACCGGAGCTGGACAACTACCCCGCGGACATCGCCCGCCACTACGTGCAAGGCAGCCTCAGCGGGCCGGACTTCGCCCGCAGCTATACCCGGCTGGAACAGGCGGTCAGTCAGTCATTAAAGGATGGCAAAGACAGCAGCTTACTGCGCCAGGCACTGGGCAGCGGCCAACGCTGGCCGGTGGGCGTGCTGCAACCAGCCGACATGGCCAGGCTGGGCACAGACAGCCAGACGGTATGGCTGTCCGACGACACGCTGATCAAGCAACTGGCTCACCGACAGGGACAGGCAGTGGCACTGCAAGACTACTGGCGGGTGCAACAGGTGCTGGAACAGCCGGAATTGATCCTGGCCGAACGCGATCTGCATTTGAAGTTTGTACGGCAGCATGGCCGCTGGTGGGCTGCAGTGGTCAAGGTGACGCGGGACGGCAAGGAAAACTGGCTGCAGAGTTTCTATCCAACCAGTGACAAGGAAGTCAGCCGCATCAGAAAGAGCAGCCGTTTGATATGGGAGAAATAAGCCCGGGAGAGGCTCCCGGCACTCTCACGCGATCCGTCTTGCGACGTCCTACGGCAGGGAGATTCACCGTGTTTCCGGGCTAGTCACCAGTATAGCGCAGCACTGCGCCGCAAAGTGACAAGCCGCCCCAAAGGACGGCTTGTGAAATTGGTGGTACCGGGAGAACCTGAAAAAGCGCTCGACAGACAGACAGCGACGGACCAGCCCTCGCCTCATACAACATCCCGGGTAAAACCCTGCTACCGATACCTTGTTTAAAATTAGACCATGATTTCTCTTGATGTAAAGATAAATTCTGTAGAACAGACACTGCGCCGCCTGCAACAGGCCGCCAGCCACACTGCCCCGCTGATGCGCAATATCGCCGGCATAATGGCCGATGCGGTGGAGCAGAACTTTGCCGAAGAAGGCCGCCCGGCCTGGCTGGGGCTGAAACCCGGCTCCTGGCTGTCCCGCGCAGGGGCACTAACCAAACGCGGCCAGGTTTTCGCCGCCCGCTTCGAGCGCAAGGTACGCGGGGGCAAGATTCTGCAAGACAGCGGCCGCCTGGCCAGCAGCATCACCCCGGCCAGCGATGCCAACAGCGCCCAGGTCGGCACCAATGTGAAATACGCCGCCATCCACCAGTTCGGCGGCCAGACCAGTGCCCACACCATCCGCCCCCGCAACAAGAAAGCCCTGGCCTGGGCCACCGGCCGTCACCCGGTCAAGCAGGTGAACCACCCCGGCAGCAAGATCCCGGCACGGCCCTTCCTGCAGCTGACAGCGTGGGATGAGGGAGAGATAGAACGGGCGGTGGAGCACTACTTGCGCGGGGTGATAACTCTGATGTGATCTGAGGTCAAACAGAGAAGACTTCGGCATCCTGTGACGCACCTGTAGTCTGCTGTTGTGATCGTACAATTTAACGGGTATCTAACGCTGTTCCAGGTCATACTGAACTGCTATATTGCACACCATGATGCTTCCTGTACTTAAAAGTAACGAAATCGTTCAGCAGCTGCAGACTCTTCAGCTCGACTACACTTACGATGGAGTAGTCAATGAGTTTCTGCACAGAAAACTCTTGAGAGAGTGCGAAGCCCTATGCAACTTAGATGGTGCATATGCTGCCGATGGCTATAGGTTAAAAGCAGCTCTGTATGCATTGGCAGGTAAGCAAAAAGAGACTATTGATGCTTATCAAGAAGCAGAGTTCAGAGCCTATTTCTCAGCGACACATCTACTCGACAAAGCAAACAATCTTCAACGAGCTGGCTTACATAGTCTAGCAAGAGAAGCGTTGTACCAAGCTTATTCGATACACAATCACGACCCCGAAATACTTCAGAGATCTCTAAAAGTATCTTACGCACTTGGTCAATACACTCTTGGCCTAGAAGCGATCAACTTACTCGATCATTTAAACAGAAGTGATTTGATTAATGAATATAGAGAATCTATAAATAATTCAGTCAAGCTTTCAGAAAAAGCAAAAGTCACTGACAATGAAATATTCGATAGAATAGCTTTCGTTCACAAAGTACTATTCGATCATACAAAAAAGTCCTTTTCGGGATTCAGGCAACATGCTACTGAAAATGGGATTGCGTATTGCATCCCAATGCACTCCTCAATATCCGTTCTGATTGAGTATGACTGGCTCATTGCCGACTCCATCGTCAACTACTTCGATGACCCTCTGGATCATCTAATTACCTTTTCAACGATATTGCCGCACGCAAGGCACTAGAATGACAGTATCCGCCCAAGACTTCATGAGCTTTGCAAATCCGTTTATTGACAAAAAAGACGCTTCAGAAATTGAATATAGAAGTGCCATTAGCCGTGCTTACTATGCGGTATACCATTCAGCACTGGAAAATGCAAACAGATTAAAAATACCTGAATTCGAAGGCTCTACGCACGAAACCATTGCATATCGATTCCAGCAACACGGTGAAAAATCTCTAGCCTACATCATTAGAGATTTGCATAAACACAGGTGTATTGCAGATTATGAATGTCATGCAACCATTACAAGTAGAGATGTAAGTAAGATACTAGAAAAATGTCAATCAACTATTAATCGATTATCTTCACTTTAACCTTACTGAACCCCTTCACACAGTCCCACCCCCACCATGCCCCGCACACTGCGGGGCATGGCACATCTTGCACCCCGCATCGCCGCACTGACGGTTGACATCACCCCCGGACAGACAGCCCTCAAGCTGCTGCCGGCGGGGACCTTCCGTGCCCGCGATGGCCGCCCCACCGAATGCCCTTACTGGCAGATGGATGCCGCGCTGGCCGCTGCGCTGGTGATTGCCGCAGCCCAGCGCCAGACGCGCTATGTCATCGACTACGAACATCAAACCCTGAACAGTCCGGTCAATGGCCAGCCTGCGCCGGCTGCCGGCTGGTTCGGCACGCTGGAATGGCGCGAGGACGGGCTGTACGCCACCGATGTGCAATGGACGGCCCGCGCCGCCGCCATGATCGACGCGCTGGAATACCGCTATCTGTCGCCGGTATTCGCCTACGACAAGGCGGGCAATGTCATTGCCCTGCTGCATTTCGCCCTCACCAACAACCCCGCGCTGGACGAATTGCCGGAGCTGCAACTGGCGGCCCTGTCTCGTCTGGCCGGGACGCTTTTCCCCACTCCCGCTACGGAGACCCCTCCCATGGATATAGAGGAATTGCTGGCGCAACTGCGCTGGCTGCTGGGCCTGCCCGCCGAGGCTGACCAGACCGCAGCGCAGGCCGCGTTGACAGCACTGATAGGCCAATTGTCGGACGGCAAAGGCATGGCGGCGGCCAGTGTGGACCTGCGCCAGTTACTGGCCAGCCAACAGACGCAGATTGCCGCGCTGACGGCTAACCAGGCCGACCCGGCGCGCTTTGTGCCGGTCGACACCATGCGGGCCCTGCAACAACAGGTCGCCAGCCTCAGCGCCCAGCTGCAAAGCGGCTCGCAGGAGCAGTTGATTAGCGCGGCACTGGCCGATGGCCGCTTGTTGCCAGCACAGGAAGCCTGGGCGCGGGAGCTGGCCGGCAGCAATCTGGCCGCACTCACCAGTTATCTGGCTACCGCACCGCGCATTGCCGCGCTGTCCGGCACCCAGACCGGTGGCAAACCACCGGTCAGCGATGCCCCCACCACGCCTGATGCCGACACCCTGGCCATTTGCCAGCAGTTCGGCCTCGACCCGGCAGCACTCAAGGACTAAGCCATGGCCCAGACCAACAAGGACCGCAACACGCCAATGATGGACGGCCAGTTGCTCAATCTGCCGATGGCAGCGGGTATCAGCATACCGGCCGGCACCATCGTCACCGTGCATAACAGCACGGGCATGGCCTATGCCGGTGTTTCCAACGTCAACACCGTGGCCATGGGCCGCGCCGAGGAGAACAAACAGAACAACGGGGCTGATGGCAGCGTGTCCATCCTGGTACGCCGGGGCAAGGCCTTCAAGTGGGACAACAGCCCCACCGACTCGGTCACCGCCACCGGCCTGGGCCGCCCCTGCTATGTGCAGGACAACCAGACCGTCTGTCGCAGCGGTAATGGCCTGTGCGTGGCCGGCACCGTCATCCAGATCGACCCGGACGGCGTCTGGGTACTGATGTAAGGAGCGCTTCATGCTGATCAATGCCAACAACCTCAAGACCATCTTCCTCAACCTGAAGACCATCTTCAACAACGCTTTCGAGGCCGCACCCAGCCAGTGGCAGGAAGTGGCCATGCTGGTGCCGTCCAGTGCCCGGCAGAACGACTATGCCTGGCTCAGCCGCTTCCCGCGCATGCGCAAATGGATGGGTGACAAGGCGGTCAAGGCGCTGGAAGCCTCGAAATACACCATCGTCAACGACGACTGGGAAGCCACCGTCGAGGTGGACCGCAACGACATCGAGGACGACCAGCTCGGCATCTACAAGCCGCAGGCCGAGATGGCGGGTTTCTCTGCCAAGCAGCTGCCGGATGAAATCGTGTTCGAGCTGGTGAACCTGGGTTTCAGCAGCCACTGCTACGACGGCCAGTATTTCTTTGACAAGGACCACCCGGTGAATGGCAAGTCGGTGTCCAACCGGGGTACGGCCAAACTGTCCGCTGCCAGTGTGGCGGCAGCACGCGCAAGCTACGGTGCCGCCCGCACCGCCATGCGCAAATTCCGTGACGACGAAGGCCGCCCCCTCAACATCACTCCCAATGTGCTGCTGGTGGGGCCCGCGCTGGAAGACGAAGCCAACGCACTGATGACGGTGGACAGGCTGGAGGATGGCAAGGCCAACCCCTACAAGGGCACCGCAAAAGTCGTTGTCGCACCGTGGCTGAACTCGGATACCGCCTGGTATCTGCTGGATACCAGCAAACCGGTGAAGCCCTTTATCTACCAGGAACGCAAGAAGCCGGACTTCGTGCAGCAGACCGACCCGCAGGCCGACGACGTGTTCATGCGCAAGCGTTACAAGTTCGGGGCCGAAGCACGCGCGGCCGGCGGCTATGGTTTCTGGCAGCTGGCCTATGGCTCTGACGGCACCGCATAAGGAGACAGACCCATGATCCGCATTACTGCACGGGACGACGGCTTCCGCCGTGCTGGCATGGCACACAGCGCCACGCCCACCGAACACCCGGACGAGACCTTCACCCCGGAACAACTGCAGGAACTCAAGGCCGAGCCGCTGCTGGTTGTGGAAGTGCTGCCCGACCCCGCAACCACGGCCGCCAGCGATGGCGAGCAGGGGAAGGAAGAAACCGACCCGCCTGCCGACACGGCCAAAACCGCGACCAAGGCCAGCAGCAAAGCCAAGGGAGCCAGCTGATGTACGCCACGCAGGATGACATGACGGCTCGTTTTGGTTTGCGCGAGGTCATCGCACTGACCGACCGCAGCCTGCACGGCGTCATCGATGTGGACGTGCTGCAAGCGGCGCTGGTGGATGCCTCGGCGGAAATCGACGGCTATCTGGCTGCCCGCTATGCGCTGCCGCTGGCCGGGCCGCCGCGCATCATCAGCGGCTATTGCTGTGACATTGCCCGTTATCGCCTGTGCGGCAGCGAAACCCTGCAAACCGAGCTGATTCGCGAGCGCTACCAGGACGCCATCCGCTTTCTCACCCTGGCCGCCGTCGGCAAAGTGACGCTGGGCGGCATGCCAAACGGCGGCGTGGCGGCTACCGGCAACACCGTGCAGTTTCAGCCGGGCAGCCGCGTGTTTGCCCGTGATGCCGGAGGCTATTGATGATTGCCCTGATCGAAAACGCCCTCATCCAGCGCCTGCAACAGGGCCTGGGCCAGCTGGTGCGCGAGGTGGGCAGCTATAGCGGCGAGCTGGACGACGACCTGCCCGAAGCCATCCGCCGCTTTCCGTCGGTGTGGGTGACCTTTGGCGGCATTGTCGACAGCAAGCCACGCAGTACCAGCCGCCAGCAATACCGGGTCCAGGGCCAGTATGTGGTGATGGTGGGCGAGCGCTCGGTGCGCAGTCACCTGGCTGGCCGCCAGGGCGGCCCCGGCGCTGGTGAAGTCGGCAGCTATGCCCTGGTGCGGGCGGTGCGCCGCCTGCTGACCGAGCAGGACCTGGGCCTGGACATCAGCCCGTTAAATCCCGGCAAGGTACGCACCCTGTTTAACACCCGTCTGGCCGACCAGGCATTCAGCGTGTTCGCCTGCGAATTTGCCTGCAGCTGGCTGGAGCAAGCCTTGCCGCTGGGCGGCTGGCCGGTACCGCCCTCGCCTGACGAAGACAGCGGGCATCACCACCCAGATCGAATTTTTGCTCTGGCCAGTGGCCGGACAAATCAGCCCGATCCGCCATTGCTGGGGATCGGTCTTCATTACCACCTTGTTCCGGATGACGGCGTTGCCGACACGAGGGACATTTTAAGGAGAAAACCATGGAAGTAATTGCAAAAAAAGGCATGCGAGTGCCCGTTGAAGATCAACCAGGTCGTTATATCGATGATAGCCAAACCTTGACGGTACCGGACACTAACTATTATTACCGCCGCCAGATTGCCGATGGCAATTTGATCGCGATGGATGCAGCAGCAAAAGCATATGCTCCGCAGCGGCAGCTGCTGCTTGGACAGCGGTTGGCCAATGGCAGCCAGCCTGCCTTGCACCCGGTGGAAGTGATGAGTGACGAGCAGGCCGCCCAGCTGTTTGGGAGTGGCAGCCAGATGCATCTGATGGTGAAAGAAGCAATCACCGCCAACCCGAATGTACGGCTAACAGCGGTATCGATAGATGACCCGGAAGACGGGAAGGCTGCCTTTGGCAGGCTGTATATCAATGGTACAAACCGTGGTCGCGGAGTGCTGACGATATGGATTGCTGATCAGCGCATTGATTTTCCTCTGGAGGAGTTTTATGAAAGCCCTGTCAACCTGTCACTGGGACTGCTAATTGCACTTAAAAAACAAGAACATAACTTGCCAGTATATGTTGAAAGGACTCACAGTTATTTTCTAGATTTCACCGCCAAACACAAGGGCACAATCGGCAATTACATCAAGCTGGATTTCCAGTATGACGATTGGCCTGACTTGATACGTATCCATCCAATGAGCGGTGGCTCAGGCTCCATTGATTGGCATCCGGCATTAGCAGCCGCTGCTGATGTGGTGAATGACTCGCATGTAATTGCCAGTCGCATTGATTTGCTGCAGTAAACATGGACAGCCGTTACCACACCTCTGTGGTAACGGCACTGATTCATCTGATTGCCATGGGCTGAGCAGGCTGAGCTTGCCGCCATGAGATCAATAGTAGCCACCCCGATGCCGTGTTCAGTCTGGCGCATGGCCAGGCTGACGCCCAGGACATGCTCAGGAGTACTCCATGAACGTGATTGCCGCCCCCGGCCTGCAAGTGCCGATGGAAGACCAGCCGCGCCGCTACATCAGCGACAGCGAATCTGTAACGGTGGAGCCGACTGCCTATTACTTGCGCCAGCTGGCCGATGGTGACCTGCTGGAGGCAGACCAGGCTGACAGCCAGGATCTGGCTGCCCTCGACCACCGGCCCGACGACAGCGCCGAGCTGGCCGCAGTCGGTGTCAAAAAAACCGCCAGCGGCAAGAAAGGAACAGCCTGATGTCCAGCCAGCACATCAACTTCGACACCATCCCGGCCAGTACCCGCAAGCCGGGCCATTACTACGAATTCAACACCCGGCTGGCAGTACGCACCCTGCCGGGCAACCCGCAGCGCGTGCTGGTGATTGGCCAGCGCCTGGCGTCCGGCAGCCAGCCGGCCTTGCAAGCGGTGGACGTGTTCAGCGATGCCCAGGCCGCCCAGCTGTTTGGCCAGGGCAGCCAGGCCCACCTGATGGCACGGGCGGCGATTACGGCCAATCCTTATCTGCAACTCACCGTGGTGGCGGTGGACGACAATCCGGCATCCAACCCGGCCACCGGCAAATTCGACATGGGGGGCATCGCAGAAAATGCCGGCGTATTCAGCATGTGGATAGGCGCACAGCGGATTGACGTGCCGGTGGCCATCGGTGACACCGGCCAGATGGTGGCCAAGGCGCTGCAAAACGCCATCACGCGCCAGGCTGATTTGCCGGTTACCGCCAAAGTCGAAAACAGCTTCCTCACGCTGACCGCCCGCAACAAAGGGGTGGCGGGCAATGACATCAAATTGCGTTATGCCACCAACGCAAAGGGTATCAATCTGGGGTCCGATCGCAGTCTGTATGGTGGCACTCTCGCTCCCGACCTGCGCCCGGCACTGGCTGCGGTCGCCGCGGCTGGCCATCAGATCATTGCCAGCCCGCTGGCAGAGGTGGAAGCCCTGCAACAGCTGCGCCAGCATCTGGAATTCGTCTCCGGCCCCATGGAGCAGCGCGGAGCCATCGCCACCGCAGGCTGGCCGGGCAGCCTGGCCACCGGCACCGCGCTGATGGCACAGATCAACAGCGGCCGCATCAGCATGGCCTGGCATCGCGGCTCTTTCGCGCTGCCCTGCGAGATTGCCGCCGGTTACGCCGCCGTAGCGGCCAGCGAGGAAGACCCGGCCCGCCCGCTCAACACGCTGGAAATCAAGGGGCTGGATGTGCCGCCATTGGCCGACCAGACCATGCGCACCGAGCAGGAAAACGCCCTGTACAACGGCCTGACGCCGCTGGAAGTCGGCCCAGGCGGTCGGGTGCAGATCGTGCGTGCCGTCAGCAGCTACACCCGCAACGCCCAGGGCGTGGAGGACGAAGCGCTGCTGGACCTCACCACCATCCGCACGCTGGACTATGTGCGCCGCGCCTGCCGCCAGCGCACCACCCAGCGCTTTCCCCGCGACAAGCTGTCCGAACGCACGCCGGACAAGGTGCGCAGCGAAATCCTGGATGTGCTGTACAAGCTGGAAGAGCTGGAAATCCTGGAAGCGGTCGATGCCAACAAGGATGGCGTGCTGGTGGAGCGCGACCTGCAGAACGTGGGCTGGCTGTGCGTGCGCATCCCGGCGGATGTGGTGAATGGCTTGCATGTGATTGCCGGCCGCATCGACCTGCTGCTGTAAACCACCCGACAACCCGGCAGCGACCGGAGGCCACCAGACCTGAGAAAGCCGCTGCCACAAACTGGAGCACTCCATGCTGGAAGAATACGCAGGTGCCATCGTGCTGGAAGTGAATGGCCAGGAGGTGGAAGTCATCGACCTGTCCGTCACCGGCAAGACTGGCCGCAAGCTGGTGAAAACCATGAACAAGACCGGCCGCGCCAAGGGCTTTGCCAAGGGTATTGCCGAATACGACCTGGCCGCCACCGTGGCCATCCCGCTGTCCGGGGACCTGGACTGGGACGGCATCGAAGGCGAAAAACTCACCGTCTACCCGCTCAGCCCAGGCGGCAAGCGCACCAGCTATCTGGACTGCTTCAGCACCGAGGTGGGCGAGAAATACAGTGTCGATAACGAAGCCCGCCGCGACATCAAGCTGCAGGCCTTACGCAAGGTAGAAGAATGATGATGACCGAATCCGGACAACTGCTATACGGCGTGGAATGGCCAGAAGGCTCTGGCCAACTGCATGTCGACTTCACCCTGCGCCTGCCCACCATCGGTGACAATATTGCCGCCATTGAGCAGCACGGCGTGGCTTCCAATATCCGCATCAACACCGCCATGCTGGCCAGCTGCCTGGTTAGCCTGGGCAACATTCCGGCCGAGCAGCTGGATTTTGCGCTGGTCAGCCGCCTGGTGGATGACGACTTCGACACCCTGGCCAGTGCCCGCGACGCCCTCAAAAAAAAGCGCAGGCAGCCGAGCAGCAGCTTGCCGGCTACCGACTCACCGTCCTTGCCCTCGGCCGCTACGGCATCAGCGAATCCGCCATCCGCCAGCTGAACCAGGCGCAGCTGGACGGTTATCTGGCCGCCCTGGCCCGGCTGCATGGCCACAAGACCGGCAGCCGCAGCCAGACGCAGCGCATTACCTCCTTGCGCAGGAAACCCGTTAAATGAGCCGCAATATGGAACTGGCGCTCACCCTCAAGGCGCGTGACGACATGTCGCGCACCGTGGGCCGCGCCCTGCAAACCATCAGTCAGGAAAGCCAGCGCGCCGAACGGGCGGTGGTCGGCCTGTCGCGGGAAAGCCAGCGCATGGCCAGCGCCCGCGAAACCCTGGGCATCCGCGCCGAGCGCGCCATCCAGCGCGAAATCGCCCAGACCGAAGCCGCCTACCAGCGCCTGAGCCGCAGCGGCAGCCTGTCCGCCCGCGAACAGGCCCGCGCTTATGACGCCATGCGTGACAAGGTGGGCAAGCTGCGTCAGGAAATGCAGGGCGTGGAGAGGCAACAGAGCAAGCTGATTGCCGGGGCCAAGGGGATGGCCGCTGCCGCCAGCGGTATTGTGGCCGGGGCCTATGTGATGGCCAGGCCAATGCGTCGCGTAATGGACTACGACACCCGTCTGGCCCATATGTCCAATACCGCCTTCAATGAAAGCGAGGTCAACGGGCGCAAGCTCAGCACCGAGGAGCAGTTGCAACGCCGCCGGGATGGCAAGCAGCAGCTGGAAGGCTATATCCGCGCCGCTACCCGCGAAGGCGGTAGCCGCGATGACAATGCCGCGGCCCTGGACAAGCTGATTGCCCGCGGTATTTTCAGTCCGGCCGAGGCCGGCAAACTGCTGCCGATGATCAGCAAGGCCGCTACCGCGGCCGGCTCCAGCACCGAGGAAATGACCGGGGTGGCCATGGCCGCGGTGCAGAATGCCAAAATCCCGGTCGAGCAGATTCCCAAGGCGCTGGGCATGGCACTGAAAGCCGGTCAGTTGGGTGGCTTCGAGCTGAAAGACATGGCCACCTGGCTGCCCAAGATGCTGGCCATGGGTGGCCTGTCCGGCCTGCGCGGCACCGACGGCCTGGCCTCGGTGCTGGCCGTCAGCCAGTTGGCCGTGACCGCTGCCGGCAGCAACGATGAAGCCGGCAACAATGTGGTCAACTTCCTGCAAAAAATCACCTCTGCCGACACCGCCAACGACTTCAAGAAAATCAACGCCCGCAACTTTGGCAGCAAACAGCGTGGCCAGCCCGGCATTGACCTGTACGGCACGCTGGCCAATGCCCGCAAGGAAGGTGTAGACCCTGTCGAGGCCTTTACCCGGCTGGTGGGCAAGGTGGCGGCTGGCGACAAGGAATTTGCCCGGCTCAAGACCGAATCCGCCGCGGCAAAGGGCGACAAGGAAAAGTCCGCCATGTACGGCAGCATGGCTGACATCCTGATGGCGCGTGGCGTGGGCAAGACCATCCAGGACCGGCAGGCCATGCTGGCTCTGCTGCCCATGCTATTCAACCCCAAAGCCTACCAGACCATGAAAAGCGGCATTCTCACCGGTGGCGAGGGCGATACCGACATCAACCAGCGCTTCATCAAGGAACAGGCCGGCTTCAAGATGGAGCAAGGCAAGAACAAATGGGCAGAAGGCGAATACGACGCCCTGGGCAAGCTGAACGAGGTGGCCGGCGATGTGGTCAGCAAACTGGTGGAATATGGCGACCAGTATCCCGGCCTGACTACCGCCCTGGTGGCCGCCGGCACCGCAGCCACCGCCCTGACGGCAGCCGCCACCGCTGCTGCCATTCCGCTGGCGCTGATCGGCAAGGGCGGGATTCCAGGCATGCCGTCACCAGGCAAGCCTGCCGCTGGTGGCGCACTGGCCCGCAATGCCGCTGGTGGCTGGCTGGGGCGTCTCGGCCTGGCCGGTCTGGTAGGCGGGACACTGTTTTCCATGGTGCCGGACACCAACGAAAAACAGGGGCGTGAGGATGTCAAAAAGGGCGATTGGTGGAATGCCTCTTTCAATCTGCCAGCCCCGGCCCTGATTTCCGCCGTGCGTGAACAGCTGTTCGCGGCGCAGCCCGTCAAACGTAACGCACCCGACCCCGGCGCACCCATTGCCCAGTCCGGCGTTAACGCCCCGGCCCCGCAGCCACCACTGGCCCTGCTGCAATCCGTCATGGACTCCTCCACCCGCTTTAACCTGGCCGCCGACAAGATGCAGCAAACCAGCCAGCAACCCATGGTGGTGCAGTTGCAGGGCGAGTTCCGGCTGAACGGCAACGACCTGGTGGCCGTGGTCAATCAAAACAACAGCCTGACGGCACGGAGAAACTGATGGCCTGGAAGGATAATCTGCTGGATGCCAGCTTCCGCGGCCTGCTGTTCGACTGCCTGCAAACCGAGGACGAGGCCGAGCGCGATACCGCCAGCCATGCCTACCCTTATATGGATGGCGAGGACGTGGAGGACCTGGGGCGCAAGGCGCGCCAGCTGCGGCTGACGGCGGTGTTTTTTGGTGATGACTACGATAGCCGCCTGCAAGTCTTTCTGGCCATGCTGGAGGAACCCGGCCATGGCGAGCTGATTCACCCGGTGTTCGGCAGCATGGCGCGCATGCAGCTGCTGCGCCATGTTGTCCGCCATTCCGCCGAGGAGGTGGATTACTGCACGGTGGAACTGGCGTTCAAGGAAGCCACGCCCAGCCAGCCCTTTTTTGTGCAACAGCTACCGGCACAGCAGGCACAGGGCCTGGCCTTGCAGGCGGATAGCACCCGCCAGGCTGGCATTGCCGTGTTCGACCAGGCCTTGAGCCAGTTGCAGCAATGGCAAGGCCAACTCGCCCCCTTGCAGGCGCTGGGCGTGGTGATGACCGGCACACTGGCGACAATACGCAGCCAGCTGCATGGTCTGGTTGCCGGGGCCAGCCTGCCGGACAGCCCCCGCGCCTTTGCGACAGAGCTGGTGGGGCTGCTGGACGGGCTGGTGGACCTGCGCGGTTTTGACACCGATACCATCGCCAGCGACTGGCGCAGCCTGGCCCGGCAGCTGGACCGCATCGTGCTGCTGCCGGTGCAGCTATCCCGTCCGGCCGACCCGGTCCGTGACTTACCGTCTGTTGCGGAGAACCAGCCCGCCCCAGCCCCAAGCCTGCCACCGCGCCCGCAGGACGTGGCCCAGCTCACCGCCCTGGTGCAGTTGCTGGCCGCCAGCACCCTGGCCAGCACCGCCAGTGAGCTGCTGGCCGAACAGGCCGAGCAGCCCACGCTCACCCCGCCGCAGCTGGAGGCAATGGCCAACGATGTGCGCCAGCTATTGCAGGCAGGGATAGACAGCCATCAGGCAGCCTACCCGCTGGAGCAGGCCCGCCCGGTGATTGAGGCGTTAAAAGACACCGCACTGGCGGTGCAGGAAGCGGCGCGCACCGTCATTGCGCTGGCCCCGCCACTGATCCTGCGCCGGGTGGAGCAGGACGGTAATCTGCACCTGCAGGCGTTTGCCTGGTATGGCGATTACCGCCGCGCCGCCGAGCTGGCCCGCCTCAACCCGGCACTGCGCAACCCCAACCATCTGCACGCCGGAGACCTGCTCAATGCCTACGCCCGTTAACACCACACCGGATGATGACGTGGTCAGCCTGCTGCTGGCCGGCAAGGCCCATCACACATGGAGCAGCTACGAGATCGACTCTGATCTGCTGACCCCGGCCGACGCCTGGCAGTTGCAACTGGGCCTGCCGGATGGCCGCCTGCCGGCAGCCGTGCAGGAAGGCGCGGCCGTGCAACTGCGCATCGGCCGCGACCTGGTATTGAGCGGCCAGATTGACGATATAGAGGACCCGATTGAGCATGGTGCACACAGCCTCACCCTGCGCGGTCGTGACGGCGCGGCGGTGCTGGTGGACTGCTCCTCACCCATCTTTACCCGCCGTCAGGCCACGCTGGCCGACATCGTCGCCCAGGTGGCCAAGCCGCTGGGGCTGAGCAAGATCCGCATCGACGCCGCCCATAGCCTCACCCGCGAAAAAGTCAGTGTCGAACCCGGCGACAGCGCCTGGGACACGCTGCGCAATGCGGCGGAGGCCAACGGCCTGTGGCCGTGGTTTGAACCGGATGGCACGCTGGTCATCGGCGGGCCGGACTACCAGCGC